GAACTAAATCTCAAGAGAAATTTCAAACCTGATATGATCCTAGTTGATTATATAAATATATGTTCTTCCGCGAGAATCAGACCAGGACAATATGTGAACTCTTACAGTTATATTAAATCGATAGCAGAAGAACTTAGAGGATTGGCAGTCGAGTTTGATGTACCTATTGTATCAGCAACACAAACAAACAGAGCAGGATTTCAAAATACTGATGTTGGACTTGAAGACACAAGTGAAAGTTTTGGACTACCGGCCACAGCAGATTTTATGTTTGCTCTAATCACGAATGAAAATCTAGATGAAGCTGGCCAAATATTGATTAAACAGTTAAAGAATAGATATAGTGATTTAACTATTAATAAGAAGTTCTTAGTGGGGGTTGATAGAGCTAAAATGAGACTTATTGATTTGGGTGAAGAATCTCAATCTGGACTAGTTGATACTGGAAAGGAAGAAAAGGATGATACTCCCTCATTCGATATTGCCACCGGTGGAAAAATGAAAAACAAAAAGGATTTTGGGGAGTTTAAGTTTGAGTGATGACAATATAATTGATTTAGAAGACTACAAAAAACAAAGAAAAGAAGATAGGGAAGCATATTATAAAACCCTATCTGTTCCTACCCTCAAAGCATTCGAACCCGATTGCTATTACATCAACCCTGAAAAGGGAACGATGATCCATGTCCTATTCATTACGGACAAAAGCGACATTTTTGACAGAGAAATGATCTATGTTATGGAAGATCCATCTGGGACATTTTATTGTGCTATAGTAGATGAAGATACCTGTGAAGGTTGGCATGAACTTAGTGGAGATGTTTTCAAACACGAAGTACTAAAAAATAGATATGAAAACGAATTACCACCATTTCCAGATCCAGAGCCAGCTTAAGATAGTTAGTTATTATAAATATATCAGTAAATTGTTTTTAATTTAGGAGAAATTGATGAAAAACTTGCTCAGTTATATCAGAGAAGATGCAGCGCCACCGAATACAGAAATCTATCGAGCATTGCAAAAGACTGGCAAAGTAGGTCCAAACACAGGAAAAGGGATACGAGTTCAAAATACAGATAAGCTATCGGATGCTGATTTTATTAAATTGATTAAAGCTACATTTGAAGGTGTAACAGATGTAGTAAAATATGATCCAGAAACAGGTCCAAACGACAGTAGAATGTGGCCTATGTTTGTGTTTAGTTGGAAAGGTAAAGCAGATTATGCTGTACACCTAACCGGAGAAATTAAAGGAAGAGGTAGCAAACAAACTAATGAACAAGAAGTTTCATGGTTACTAATTTTATCAGCAATGTATTACAATATGGACAAAGTGAGGAATAGTGGCAATCCATTTGAACAAGCAATTTTGAATGAAATGTTAGATCCAGCTGTATATGAAAGAGTATATGGAGTTAATGGTAATGCATTAAACAAATCAGCCGCACAAGGATTAGTCACCTGGCTGAGCAATAACAAAGATACTTGGCTAGCAGGTCATTTGAAACAATGTAGTGCATTTACGGATGATATTAAAAACGCCCCAGCAAGGTTTGTAAAAGATAACAAAGATATACCTGTTGTTCTGCATGCAAAAGAAAAATTTCATACCTCTGTACCAGACCAGAAATTTGATAAAGATAAATGGAATCCTGCTGATGTCTGGTTGGAATATGAAGCTTTCTCACCTACAGATTTTGATAATTTGGATGATATAAACAGATATCTAAAAAATTCAATAAGTGCTAGTAGTGGTATTATAGGAGTATCTTTAAAACAGGGGAATTCGGGCCCAAAACCAATTAACATGACAGGACACATACCAGATTATGATGTTACAGGTCTTACATTAGAATATGGTGCCCTCTTAGCTCAAAATGTGGACACAGAATACGCTGGTAGTGAATTGACAGGATATTCCGTAATGTATAGGTTATTTTCAGCAAGCAGTTCTGAAACAATAAGAGGTGAAGCAGATAGAAAGGGTTCATTAGCAATGCATGGTAAAGTGTTTTTGGAATACTTGGATTTTCTTTCGGGACAAAATAAAGTAGACGCTGTAGAATCTGTTAAAGGAATACACGTTACACAAAATAAAGATGGAAGGAAATTCTCTACGGTTGATGAGAAAGCACTGTCAATACCACATGATTTTGATTTCGGGGGCCGGGCAAACCAAAGACTGAAACTCGATCCCGAAGATTGGAAATTAATAACTCCAACGTATGACTTTAACTCAAGTGGAGCAAAGACATTTTCCTCAATAAAAAAGGCGTGGAGAACATTACAGAGTTCAGATATATTTACATATAATTCTAGAGGAGTAAAGGATACAATGGATTATATTAGACTTTTTAATGGTACTACCCCGGTAAAAGAATCAAAACAAGCATTTTTAGATTATCTTACAAAAACTGGAAAAGCCAAAAGGATAAGTGAAGTATCGATGCAAACAAGATTATCTGCAAGATTTCAAACTATTGCGTTAGGAGCAATTTTTGCGAACTTAAAGAAAGCCAACAAAGATAAATTTTTTGATATTGTATTAGGTATGTTATTGTACGGGAAATCTGAATCTGATTGGTCTGCTCCACATTTGAAGGTAGAATAATGTTTGCATTCTCTTCATTCTTAACTGAACAAAAGAATCTCCACATGGAGCACCTTGAAGATGAGGTGTTAAACAATGGTGTGCCAGGCGCAAGGGGTGCAATAAACTTCCTTCAAGGATTGAGGGATATGTTAGCAGGAAACTCGGCTTCCTCTGTAGATGTTACAGTAAAATGGGATGGAGCTCCGGCAGTATTCGCAGGAATCAATCCAGAGAATGATAGATTTTTCGTAGGAACAAAGGGTGTATTCGCAAAGAACGCAAAGATAAATTACACCAATGAAGATATAGATAGTAATCATTCTGGTGGACTAGCATCTAAACTGAAAGTTGCATTAAAAGAATTATCCAAAGTAAACATACAAGGTGTTTTACAGGGTGATATGATGTATACTTCAGAAGATATAAAACGAGAAACGATTGATGGTGAACCATACATTACGTTTCAACCTAATACGATTGTTTATGCAATACCAGTAAAATCGAAGTTGGCGGCCAAAATCATGTCTTCTAATATGGGAATCGTTTGGCATACTACTTATAGTGGTACTACGATGGAGGGCATGTCCGCCTCTTTTGGTGTTTCTAGTGGAGCATTTACAGAAAATAGTTCAACTTGGCAAGCAGACGCATCATTTAGAGATACTTCTGGAAGTTCTACTATGACCAAGACCGAAACAGACCAAGTTACCAAAATATTAAGTGAAGCTGGAAAGTTGTTCAAACAGATAGATTCTAATACTCTGGCTATGGTCGCAGGAGATCCAACTCCCAAAGAATTGATAAAGACCTATAATAATAAAATGGTAAGAGAAGGTCAAAAGATTACAAACGTAAAAAGACATACCGCAGGAGTGATCGGGTTTGTATATGACAAATTAAAAGCAGATGTAGATAAAGTAAAACGTGAAAATACAAAGATAGAGAAACAACGTAAGATGGATTTATATGTTGACTTCTTCAGAAGACATTCCTCTGATCTTGTCAAGATATTTGCACTACAAAATCTCCTTATAGATGCAAAGTTGTTGATTGTTCGTAAGTTAGAGAAAGTTAAAGATATCAAGACATTAATGAAAACTTCTACAGGGTTTAAAGTAACGGCGCCAGAGGGATTCGTTGCAATAGACAAACTTAAGGGAGGAGCTGTTAAATTGGTAGATCGTATGGAATTTTCCATGCAAAACTTCAATGCAGCAAAAAATTGGGACAAATAATATGGGGGCTGTGCATTGGATGTTAAGCGATTCAGATAGTAAAAAAACATATATTTCAGTACTTAAAGCCGAGGTTGAACACTTAAAGTCTCTACTTCAACCACATGATACAGGACATATTCATACTACTATAGGAACATTAGAACACCGCATTAAAGAATTAGAAAGTAAATAGTGGAAGAAGAAAAGGTTTGGCATGAAGGACATGAAGAACAATTTGGTTATGACCACTACAATGATGAATATGAGCAAAAATATGTCGAAGAACATCCATACTGTACAAACTGGCCGGTAAACAAGAAAAGGGGAGAAGATGAAAAGGTTTAAAGAAGCAACCGCAAAATTATATGAAGTCTCTAAAGAAGAAGATCTTGCT